TAGGCCACGTGGATTATGTACTAGAAGCTATCGAAAACGGCGTACAAGGTGTGTACAACGTGTTTAACTGGATTTGGTACGATAGGCGCACACAAAAAGTTAAAGTGCGTATTGATCGTTGGGACACTTGGAGTATGGATAGTACACTTGCTCATATCATTCTTCCTATGCTTAAACAGTTGCAAGAAACAAAACAAGGTGCTCCAAATGTCGATGATGAAGACGTTCCCGAAGAACTCGCCTCAACTTCTTCTGAACCTAAAGAGAATGCTTGGGATACTGATAGCAATCACTTCAAGCGTTGGGATTGGGTACTCGATGAAATGATTTGGGCGTTCAATCAAAAGTCCCGAGACTATTGGGAAGGCGACTATTACAAGTACCGAGAACTGAGCCCAGAAGAAGACAAAGGTGATAGCCTCTTTGGTATTAAACTTGTATGGGAAGATAAAGAAGGTCGAGCTGCACATCAACAACGTATGACTAACGGATTTAAACTGTTTGGAAAATATATGGAAAATTTGTGGGACTGAATTTTAAGTAAAAGGAGACAATAAAAACTATGATGGACAAAAAAATTCTAGCAATTCTTGAAAAGGAACAAAATAGACAGACTGATACTGTTGAACTTATCGCGAGTGAAAACTTCGCGAGCCAAGAGGTAATGGATTTGTGTGGAAGCGTCTTCACAAATAAGTACGCCGAAGGATATCCGGGCAAACGTTATTACAACGGATGCGATCACATGGACGAGATTGAAGATCTTGCGATCAGTAGGGCAAAATCTCTCTTTGGTTGTAAGTACGCAAATGTCCAACCACACTCCGGCGCCAATGCGAATACTGCCGTCTATCAAGCATTTCTAAAACCTGGCGATGTCCTTCTTGGTATGGATCTTGCCTCGGGAGGTCATCTATCGCATGGAAGTCCGCCGAACATATCCGGTAAAATTTACCACTCATATTCCTATGGTGTGGATGATGAAGGTTTCTTGGATTACGAACAAATTGAGCAGCAGGCTCTAGCAATAAAACCAAAAATGATTGTTGCGGGAGCGAGTGCTTATCCAAGACAAATTGACTTTTCGCGATTCTACGAAATCGCACAAAACTGTGGAGCATATCTCCTTGCAGACATTGCACACTATGCTGGATTGGTTGCAGGATCCGCTTACGAGAGTCCATTTCCTTATGCAGATGTGGTCACTGCGACAACTCACAAAACTCTTCGAGGGCCCAGAGGTGGAATCATTTTATGGAACAAGAGGGAATACAATCGAAGAATCAACAGCGCAGTTTTTCCTGGCACTCAAGGAGGCCCACTGATGCATATCATTGCGGCAAAGGCACAATCTTTTCATGAGGCGTTGCAACCCGAGTTTGCAACCTATGCGGTCAATATCGTGGAAAATGCACAGGCGATGGCATACGTTTTGTCCAAACGAGGTATTAAAATTCAAACGAATGGAACAGATAGTCACATTCTTCTTTTGAATCTAACTGAAGGTAAGTACAGCGGCCGAGCGGCGGCTGATCTTCTTGAAGAGAATGGTATCACTGTCAACAAGAATGGAATTCCAAACGATCCAAGAGGATTTACCGAGACGAGCGGAATACGAATCGGCACTGCTGCTGAAACGACTCGACACGGTGGAGATACCGAATGGTTCGAGAGACTCGCGAATAAAATTTCTGATATTTTGTCTTGACAAAACACCAATTTTATAGTAGTATACAACCATAAATCAAAGAAATCAATATATATTATGCCACATAGACCTGAAAAAAAATATACATGATCAGAAATCTTCTTTCCGATCATATCAAGAATAACGCCTTCGATGATGAGATTGCGATCTTGTTGTCGGGAGGCGTTGATTCTTTATCTTGTGCCATATCAGCTCACGATCTTGGTAAAACCGTAAACGCTTATTCCTTTCATCTTGACGGTAATGAGAGTTATGATTTTCACAAAGCCAAAGAGGTGTGTGAGATCATGGATTGGAACTTTACTGGAGTTTCAGTTCCTCTGGATAATCTGGAAGAAGACTGGTTTCATTTGATGAATGAAATCGGCTGTAAGAAAAAAACTCATTACGAGTGTGTATGGCCATTTCTCTATGTTTACCCGAAGATCAAAGAAAAGTATGTTCTGACAGGCTGGGGTGCTGACGGTTATCACGGCGTTAGTAAAAAAGCAGTGATGCATTACAAACACCCTAAAGAAAAGTTTGATGAATTTCGAGATGAATATTTTCTACCAGAAAAGACAGCAGGGCTCAATTGGCACTTGACATTATCGCAAAGGTATGATACTATAATGGTCAATCCTTTCTTAGATGAGAAAGTAAAAAAATATTTTTACGAATTCACATGGGACGAATTGAACAAACCAAAACAGAAACAACATATTCGCGATGATTTTCCTGAGCTAAATAGCTTTGGAAACATTAAACCACATTTAAATTTACAACTAGCGTCTGGAGTAGATGATGTATTTCTTACACTGCTTGACAATAAAAAAATCAATTTCAAAAAACGAGAAAGAATTATGGATATCTGTAGAGACTGGAATATCAGAAACAACATAGTATCTTTAGAAGAATTTTATGTATAAACCATACAAGTTACGGGATGTAATTGAAGCATCCAATCAAAACAAATTCAAAGTAATATCTACCTTCGCGGGTGGCGGTGGTTCATCGACTGGTTATCGACTTGCCGGCGGAAACGTTCTTTGCATCAATGAGTTTGTTGAGGAAGCTCAGAACACTTATGCTCAGAACTATCCAAACACTCCTATCATTCCAGGCGATATCAAAGAACTGAAGGGTTCAGACTTTCTGGATCTCGTTGGTCTTAAGAAAGGAGAGTTGGACATTCTTGATGGATCGCCTCCTTGTTCTGCATTTTCTGTTGCCGGAAAACTTTCTCATTCGTCGGGTGGAAGTCACTCAGATGGATGGGGTCAAACTAAAAACTATTCTGATGGTAAGGTGGTTGAGAACATCGAAGATCTTTTCTTTGAGTTTCTTCGTGTCGCAAAGGACATTCAACCAAAGGTAATCGTTGCGGAAAATGTCAAAGGGTTGACTATTGGAGAAGCCAAAGGATACATGAAGCGTATTCTCAACACCTTTGAAGAGATTGGATATTCTCCTTCTTACGAGGTTCTGGACTCTCGTTACTATGGGGTTTCTCAGACAAGGACTCGGGTAATCTTTATTGCGATTCGTAATGATGTGATGGATGAAGTCGGTTTGAACTTCATGACAATCGGCCACGTGTTTCCGGAGCCAAGCAAAGAAGTCATTCCTTTGAAAGATGTTCTGGTTGGTCTTGACTATGACAAAGAAGAGGTTCAATACCTGACAGACAAGTTCTCAAAAACTGCTTACTGGAGAGATACTGGATCTAAGATGGAGACTTTCCCAAAGAAGGTTTTGACTGGAGGAGACTATCATCCCAAAGGGCATCACTTTAATCTCAAGAGAGTTTCTTTGGAAGTTCCAGCTCCAACCATAACAGCCATGGGCAGTGGTGACACGACTGCCGGTGCATTTCATTGGTCGGAACCAAGAAAGTTGACATTAGGCGAATTGAAACGCATTATGTCTTTGCCCGATGATTTCAAATTAACCGGAAAGTGGAATCAGCGTGCCGAACGCTGTGGCCGCATGGTTCCTCCGCTGATGATGCAAAAAATTGCAGAATCCATCTACAACAACATAATTAAAATATACAATGAAAAACACACCTGATTTTACCTTTGCCCACCGAGACGAAGGATTTGACAATCACATCGAGGATTCGATTCGAGGTTACACAAACCTTCATGACGATGTAGTAAATCTCTCTCAATACTTTGTTGAGAATGATTCGGACAAAATGGTTCTGGACATTGGTTGTTCAACCGGAAAAACCATCATGGCTATGATGGAACAGAATCAATCATTTGCTCCCAAAGCTCGTTATGTTGGAGTTGAATATGCAAGTGGGTTTCGCGATAATTTGTGGAATCGAGAAGAAGAGATCAAACAAAAGGAATTGGGGAGCGCAAAGTTTCACATCGAGGACATTCGAAACTTTAAGTTTAAGCCATCCAGTTATTCTTTGATCACTTCTCTCTTCACTCTACAGTTTATGCCGCCATCTGAACGGCAAGGGATCTTGAAAAAGATCTATACCAGCCTTGTGTCGGGTGGTGCGTTTATCTTCTCGGAAAAAACTATTTCTTCTGATTCAAGGATTCAAGACATGATCACCTTTTCTTTCTATGATCACAAAAGAAAGACCTTTGATGATAAGGATATTCTTGATAAGGAAAGGACTTTGAGACATATGCAGAAGCCTAACACTTGGGACGAATTGGTTTCGATGTTGGAGACGGCGGGATTTGATTCAAGGAAGATTCAACCCTTCTGGCAAAACCATCTCTTCATGGGAGCAATTGCAATGAAATGAACGAACCGTGGAAAAAAAGATACTATGATCTTGCAGGCAAAGTTGCCACTTGGAGCAAAGATCCATCGAACAAGGTAGGTGCGATAATCGTAGGAAACCACGGTCAAGTTCTCTCACAGGGATACAATGGATTCCCAAGAGGTATGGACGACGATCCCAAATACTATGAAGATCGAGAAAAAAAGTACGAAAGAGTTGTTCATGCTGAAGCGAATGCGATCTATAACGCAACACGCAACGGAGTTTCTTTGGATGGTTCTACGATGTTTGTCTATAGTCTTCCAATTTGTCACGAGTGTGCAAAGGCTGCGATTCAGGTAGGAATTTCTGAAGTGGTAATGAAGTGGGGGAGGATTCCGTATAAGTGGCAAAGGTCATGCCATTTGGCCGAAAGATTCTTTGATGAATCAAAAGTTAAACGCACTTACCTAGCCCCCTAAGTGTTCGCCTTTTTTTCTTTCTTTTTTCTTTACAAACACCTAAAAATATGTTATCCTATACAGGTTAAATAAAATTATGTCATTACTAAGTAAACTCAAAAAATCTTCTCGGATTAGTGAATCGGATATTCTTTCGGATTCCAAGTTTTTTAACGAGAAAGAACAAACACCAACTTCGGTGCCGATGATCAATGTGGCACTTTCCGGTTCTATGTCCGGTGGTCTCTCATCGGGACTCACAGTCCTTGCGGGCCCTTCAAAACATTTCAAGACATCCTTTGCCCTTTTGATGGCCTCGGCGTATCTTGATAAACATGATGATGCAGTTCTTCTCTTCTATGATTCAGAGTTTGGATCGCCACAGTCTTACTTCGAATCCTTTGGTATTGACACGAGTCGAGTTCTTCACACTCCGGTAACGAATATCGAAGAGTTGAAGTTTGATCTGGTTAATCAACTGAATGAGATCGAAAGAACCGATAAGGTGATCGTTGTAATTGATTCGGTCGGTAATATCGCATCAAAGAAAGAACTTGATGACGCTCTGAATGAGAAGTCTGTTGCAGATATGACACGAGCAAAGGCTCTGAAGGGTCTCTTCCGTATGATCACTCCTCAGTTGACAATGAGAGATATTCCTCTTCTTGCGGTCAATCACACCTACATGGAACAGGGAATGTTTCCAAAGGCGGTTGTCTCAGGTGGAACGGGTGTTATGTATTCCGCAGATAATGTGTGGATCATCGGCCGTCAACAGGATAAGAAGGGTACAGAGGTTCAAGGGTATCACTTCATTATCAATGTTGAGAAGTCTCGATTCGTTCGAGAGAAGTCAAAGATTCCGATCTCGGTCTCTTGGGATGGTGGTATTGAAAAATGGTCTGGTCTTCTGGATGTGGCGCTTGAATCTGGTCATGTTCGTAAACCAAAGAATGGTTGGTATCAGGCAATCAATCCGCAAACAGGTGAAGAACTAACTCAAAATCTTCGCGCGGCTCAAACGATGAATCGTGAGTTCTGGGAAAACATTTTCGAGGGAACTGACTTCAAATCCTACATTGAAAAGCGTTTCAAATTTGCAACTAAGGATATGATAGAAAGGACAATTGAACAATGAACGATAAATTTGTATACGTAGAAAAGGAAGATGCTGATTTTACTTCAATTAAAGTCTTGCAAAAACCCTATAATGGTATAATATATACATATGGAAAAATTAAAATATCTGAGCCCGAAGATGAAAATGGAAACGCTACACTCTCCTTTGATTGGAAAGTCGAGGAAGTTCCTCCGGCCATCGGTAAATCAAAGGAAGAACTTGAAAACGATGAGGTCTTCTCAAAGTTTATTGGCGACATTCTTGTTGAAATCTTGGAGTACAGCGTAGACCATGACAGATCTTCAGACGATAATACTTCAGACGATAATTAAGAATGAGGACTTTTGCCGTAAGGTAATTCCTCATATAAAATCAGAATACTTTGATAATGAAAAGAAACCAGTTTATGATTTAATTCTAAGTTTCATCTCTAAGTTCAACAAAGTTCCTAATGTCACAGCACTTGAGGTTGAGTTTCAGAGCTCGGTCGCAGTCAATCGGTCGGATGCAAATGATATTCTTGCTTGCATCAAATCGATTGATCAGGGCGAGCCAAATGATACTGATTGGTTGTTGAACAGAACCGAAGAGTGGTGTAAACAACGAGCAGTTACTATTGCGATTGTTAAATCAATCTCTATCATTGATGGAAAAGACAAGAAACATTCCGAAGGTGCAATACCAGATATTCTATCCAAGGCGCTTTCAATCTCCTTTGATACGAACATCGGTCACGACTATCTTGAGAATGTTGATCAGAGATATGACTTCTATCATTTGAAAGAAGACAAGAGTCCATTTGACATTGAACTTCTAAACACGATCACAAAGGGTGGTGTGTCTCGAAAGACTCTCAACATCGTTCTTGCGGGAACAGGTGTTGGTAAGAGTTTGGCGATGTGTCACTTTGCGGCTGATAATCTTCGACAAGGTAAGAATGTTCTTTACATCACTTTGGAGATGGCTGAGGAAAAGATCGCGGAACGTATTGATGCAAATCTTCTGGATGTTCAGATTGATCAGCTCGAGAATCTTCCAAGAGATACCTTCAAGACCAAAGTATCAAAGGTTCGGGAGAAGACTCAAGGTAAGTTGATCATCAAGGAATATCCAACTGCGACTGCCCATGTTGGTCACTTTCGAGCTCTTCTGGATGAGTTGAGAATGAAGAAGGATTTCTCTCCGGATTCAATCTACATTGACTATCTGAATATTTGTGCAAGTTCTCGAATGAAAGGTCTGGGTGGATCAATCAACAGTTACTCTTACATCAAGGCGATTGCCGAAGAATTGAGAGGATTGGCGGTTGAATTCAATGTTCCGATCTGGTCTGCTACTCAGGTAACACGATCTGGATTTGGTAACACCGATGTTGAACTCACAGATACTGCTGAATCGTTTGGTCTACCGGCTACGGCCGACTTGATGATCGCTCTGATCTCTACGGAGAAACTCGAAGGTCTGAATCAATTGATGGTCAAACAACTCAAGAATCGGTACAACGATCCAACGCAAAACAAGAGGTTTGTGGTGGGAATTGATCGGTCAAAGATGAGGCTCTACGACGTGGAAGAATCCGCTCAGACTCTGACATCTGACGATTCCTCAAGCACTCCTGATAAGAGTTCATCTCACGATTTCAGTTCGTTCAAGATCTAGTGTAGGATTATGAGGAAATGCTCGATTGTAACTCTTTTTTTGCGACGGTAACGTTGCTTGAGTTACCGTCGCAAAAATAACGTTACTAACATTATGATAAATAATGAAAACTGGAGCCAAGTTTTACATCTTTTTTACACAGTTAGGTGTTGACTTTCACAGGTTATAGTTCATAATGGGGTAAGATGATAGTACAAATAGAAGGTTCTACAGAGTCCAAAAGGAAACATGTTGAGGCAGCTGCATACTTTTTTGAGAAGCTTCTCTTCAAACGAAGGTTGCCGAGTCTGAGACTGGACGTGGAATTGGTTCATCGTCTCAAGCATAAGGAGGAAACTGAAGGTGACTGTATTTGGGAAGACCGACCGACTAAACCAAGAGAATTTACAGTCCGTTTGGACTCAAGTAGTAATCTTGCGAATCTTATCGAGACTTTGGCTCATGAGATGGTTCATGTCAAACAGTATGCCATCGGAGAATTGAAAGACACTACTCTTGAGAGTGTTATCTGGTTGGGTGAATACTACAGTTGCGAGAAGATTCACTATTATGATTGGCCGTGGGAGATCGAGGCGGCTGGTCGAGAAACTGGTCTCTATGTGAGATATATGGAGGAGTTTGGATACACTCGTGAAAAATGGGCAAAGGGATTCATTTAAATTAGTTATTCTTATAAATAGAGGTATTATTTAATTCATGGGATCTATGTTAAAGTTTAAAGAATTTTTATCAGAAGAAGTCAATATATCCGATTTCCCCGAAGGAGTCTTTGGTGATTTGCCAGTTGAAAAAAAGAGCGAAAACAGTAAAACAACTGTGTTTGTCGTTAGATCGAATGATCGTCTTACCGATAGAGATGAGATCGCACGTAACCTTCTTCAGGCTGGACTAAATGCACAGGTAAGAGAAAAATCCGGTCAATCGGTAGATCCAGTCCACATAGATTCAGGATTTGATAATACCATTATCATACTGGTCAAACCTCTTTCCGGTGGAGTAGGCGAAACCACTCTCAATTCATCAATTACGGAATTGTTTCCAGCAATTGCATGGGAGACACGATATAATCCCACCGGAAGCGTTGAAGACTTTTACGATCATCTCCTTAAACAAGACCCAAAGAAGCTCAAATCGGTAAATCCAAAAGATCTAAAGGCGGCAATTGATACCATTCAAAAAGCATCCGAATCTTCAAAGTTCAACGAGAAGATGATGAATGCAGTGGGAGTTCTTAAGTACATCAAAGATGAAGAATCCTCAAAAGCGATTAGAATGGTTCATTGGGGATACAGGGCAAAACCTAAAGGTGTTCCAAAAAACCATCCCGGCGATATCTTTTTAGAGTTTGTTGATGGAACAATACTTGGAGTTTCTCTTAAGGCCGGAGGAAAGAAAACAAAAGAACCGAAACTTAACACCTACGTAAATCCCATCTTCAATTCCTTTGGTCAGCCTAAGTTAGTCAAATCTCTTCGAGAAAACCTTTGGGATAGAGTATATTCTAAAATTGAAGGGATCCCCAGTAAAATGGCTTATGATGGTTCGGGCCGAAGGCAAACTTCCAAGGCCTTGGTAGATCTCTTCAAAAAAGATTCTAAAAGATACGAGAGACTTTATAACGAAGTGCTTGATATTTGTCGCAAATCTGTGATAGATCTTTTTAGTCTCGACAAGGAGAAAACTTTGGATTATATTCGTAGTGGGATTCTGAGAGATGCTCCTGAAGTCCCAACAAAGGTAATTAAGGCAATAAAGGATGGATATGAGGAGATCACCGCCGATGATGAGTTGGGTGTCTTTCTTCCGTTAGTTCGATTTATCAAAGCATATCCATCAACCACTTCAAAACAGAATTGGTTTATTGATTTGAAATCTAAAAATTCTGTTGTCACAATGGAAATGTCCATACGTACCAATAAGTCTGGAAATGCAGGATCGAAAAAACTGGGACAGTTTTTCAACCTCTCAGTAAAATACAACTCCTTGAAGGTAAAGTAATGATAGGATTTAAACAGTTTTTAGTTGAGTCAAAGGTTGGCAAGAATGTCCACATGACGCACATCGAAGATCGTGTGATCTACGGTGGTGTTACTGGTGCAAGAGATGCAATCGCTGCTCTTCGAGCGTTTCGCGATATGTTGGGCGGCCAGGGTAAGAGCCGCTTTGATGTGACAGTCAAGTGGGACGGAGCTCCCGCAGTCTTTGCCGGAACTGATCCAAGTGATGGTAAGTTCTTTGTTGCAAAGAAAGGAATTTTCAATAAGGATCCGAAGGTCTACAAGTCTGAGGCAGATGTACGTGCCGATACGTCAGGAGATCTTGCGGATAAACTCACCATAGCGTACAATGAATTGAAAGATCTTGGAATCAAAGGTGTGATTCAAGGCGACATTATGTTCACAAAGAATGATCTTAACGTTGAGAATATCGACGGTGAGAAGTATGTAACATTCCAACCAAACACAATCGTCTATGCTGTACCCGTCAAGTCCGATCTAGCAAAAACCATAATGAAGGCAAACTTAGGTGTGGTCTTTCATACAACCTACACAGGAAAATCCTTTGAGGAAATGAAAGCATCATTCGGAGTAAAGATTGATAAACTCAAGAAAAAAACTTCTATATGGTATCAGGACGCAAATTACAAGGATCAAAGCGGAACAGCAACACTCACAGACACAGAAACCACAGAGGTAACGGTGGCACTATCAAAAGCAGGAAAGATATTCCAAAAGATAGCGGGCACTACGTTGAGACAACTCCAATCAAACAGCGAGCTCGCTGGTTACATCGAAACCTTCAACAACTCTTTGGTGAGGAAGGGCGAGAGGATACAGAACACGGGCAAACATGTTAATGATCTAATCCTTTGGTTTGAGAATAGATTTGGTAAGGAAATGGAGAAGAGAAAGACCGAAAAGGGTAAGGCCGGAGTACAGGCAAAACTTGATGAGGTTATGAAGTTCTTCTCAAAGGATAACAAAAAGAACTTGGATCTGGTCTTTGCTCTACAGAACGCAATTGTTGATGCAAAACTTCTCATCATTGCAAAACTTGATAAGGTCAAAGAACTTGACACTTTCGTTCGAACTCGAAACGGTTTCAAGGTAACGGGTAGTGAAGGATTTGTTGCAATTGACAAGACAAATGACGGTGCCGTAAAACTTGTGGATCGTATGGAGTTCTCAATGAACAATTTTTCAAAGGATGTGGTTAAAGGTTGGGAGAAATAAATAATATAGTGAAATCATTTAAACAGTACAACGAAGAAAAGAAAAAGGAAGTAGTATTCACATTTGGTCGGTTCAATCCACCGACAACAGGTCACGAGAAGTTAATGAACAAACTTGCATCGGTTGCGATTGGCAGCAACTATCGTGTATACGCATCTCACTCCAACGATGCTAAGAAAAATCCTCTTCAGTACGATGAGAAGGTGAAGATCATGCGTAAGATGTTTCCAAAGCATGGACGAAATATTATTCTCGATTCGCGAATCAAGAACGTCTTTGATGTAGCCACTTCTCTCTACGATCAGGGATACACCCGTATCGTAATGGTTGTTGGATCGGATCGTGTTAGTGAGTTCCGTAAACTTTTGATGAAGTATTCTGGAGTCAAGGGAAGACATGGTTTCTACGAGTTTCCGGATGGAATAGACGTAATTTCTGCTGGTGAAAGAGATCCCGATGCAGAAGGTGTAACTGGAATGAGCGCCTCTAAGATGAGAGCAGCTGCAATTGCAGGTGACTTCAAATCCTTTTCTCAGGGCCTTCCAAGGTCTTATGGTGAGGATATGACACTCTTCAACCTACTTCGTAAGAGAATGGGATTGAAGGAAAAGGTCAACTTTCGCAAACATATTCAGTTGCCTCAGTTATCTACTATTCGTGAGAGATATGTTTCGGGTGACATCTTCAATGTTGGAGATACCGTTTACTCGGGTAACAAGGAGATCACTATTTCCGAAAGAAGAACAAACTTTATCATTGACACCAACGAAAACAAACACTTCGTTGATAGTCTTTCCGAAGTTCGACAGGACAAAGATGTAAAGGATCGTAAGGGAACACAACCCGCAAAGTATTTCGGGAAAGATGCCAAAGGGAATGACATGAAGAAGTCTACTAAGGCAGCTCGAGCTCGTCACTTTGAGAAGGGTGCAAAGAAGTCCGACGATGATCCTTCGGCATACAAACCTGCTCCGGGCGATAAGTCCGCCAAGACTAAACCTTCGAAACACACTCAGAAAATGAAGAAGAAGTTTCCTGAGTTGTACAACGAAGAGGTCACGGGAAAACAACTTGCAGATCTTGAGAAGTTCGGTGATCGTCTTTTGAACAAGTTCGATATTGACATCGAATTTACAAAGCACTTTGCGGATCGTATGAACGACAAACGCAACAAACCAGCCATCACAGTTCAGGAGTTGCAAAGATTGTTCAAGAAGATCGCAAGGAACAAAGGGAAGAACATCAAGAAACATGGCGATGCTGAAGCAGTTCTGAAGGACATGCAATCCGATCTCAATCTACCCATTGCGGTCGATTTCAAGAACGGCGAGTTTGAAGTTACGAACAAAACGATCATGCGTA